AGTGGCGCATCATGGGCGGCTTCTTCGGCGCGCTTGGCGGCAATCTCGGGCGATTCCTTTTCCCGTGGGCAGATGATCGAACCGTGACGTCGCAATTCATCGACACCACCGATGGTATCTCTCACCTCTGGACCCTGAAACGGACCTTCGGCGAGCAGGAATATACTTGGACCGAGCCGGTCGGCTACGTCGATTTGACGATGCCCTTCAGGGTTTATTTCGATGGCGCGTTGCAAGATCGCTCATCCTATAGCGTCCTTCAAACCCAGCCCGGCCTTCAACAGCTTCAATGGAATGGGACGCCAACAGCCGGGCAGCGCATCACGGTGGACATGAGCTATTTTTACTATTGCAAATTGCCCACGTCGAAACTCGATTTCGAAAACATCATGCACAAGCTCTGGTCTCTCAAAAAGATCGAGTTCAAATCCTGCCGGGCGAATACCTGATGGCCGATTTTCTTCGCCCGTGTTCGGCACCGCTGGCGCTGGCCCTTCAAGGCGGCGCTGAGCTTTGGAGCGCCGACATTTTCACCTTCACGCTGGTCGATGGCGTCACCATCTATCGGTGGGCGGCATGGGATAGCGATCTCAGCGTGACCGGCCAAGTCTATTCCAGCTCGAAGCCGTGGATCGAGCGATCGGAGTGGAGCGTCGAGAATCAGATCAATGTGCCTTCCATGAAGGTCATGCTCGCCACGGGTAACGACAGCTTCAACGGTGGCGGAAATCTGAAGCTGCAAATCCATAACGGCCTGTTTGACAGCGCTACCTTCCTCTTCTCGCGCGTCTTCATGACGTCGCCCAACATCACCACCACGCTCGGGCAGATCGATCTTTTCGGCGGCATTGTCGGCGGCATCGATCTTGATGGGGTTAAGGCCGAGCTTAATTGCTTGGGCAAGACCACCTTGCTCGATCAGAATGCGCCGCGAAACATCTGGCAGATTCCCTGCAATCACGCCTTTTGCGATGCTGGCTGCACACTCAGCCGTGGCACCTATACCTATTCGTTCACCGTTGGCGCGTCTCCGACTTCGACCTTCATCCCGTGGAGCGCAGCGCCCGGCACCGAAGATCGCTTCATCAATGGCACCATGACGCTCGCGGCAGGATCGGCTCGCCGCAATGTCCAAGCAGCCGACGCCACCGGCCTCTATCTGGCTTATCCGCTTATTTCCGTGCCAGCGCCCGGCGACACGTTCACCGCCTTCGAAGGCTGTGACAAATCCTATGACAGCGGATCGAATCAAAGCTGCACCTCGCGGGCGAACACCCAGCATCATCGCGGCTTCGAATTCGTTCCGCCTCCAAACGCGGCGGTGTGATGCTCAATATCCAATTGGATGCCAATCGGATACTCGTCAATAACGAGGTTCATGAATTCGCCGATGCCGCCGCCGCTGAGCGACGGCATCGCTTCATCGTCGAGGGTATGACGTGGATCGGCACGCCGTTTCGCGATTGCGCCGATATCAAGGGGCGCAATGGCGGCGTCGATTGCGCGATGAGCTTGACGCGCTGCGCCGTCGATACCGGTCTTGTGCCGTTCTTCGATCCGCGCCCTTATCCGCCGCAATGGCATCTGCACCAATCCGAAGAACGCATGGTGAAGTTTTTGATCGGCGATCTCGGCGCGAAAGAGGTCGAAGAGCCGCGCGTTGGCGACGTGACGGTGTATCGCTACGGGAAATGCTTTTCTCATAGCGCGATGGTGGTGAGCTCGGAATATGTTTTGCATGCATGGTTCGCCGCTGGCATGTGCCTTTTGTCTCTTCGCCGCGAGCCGTTGCTGAATCAGGCACCGTATCGCCAAAAACTCTATGTTCGTCCGAAGCGGCATTTCGAAGTGTGGGGAGGCTGAAGCATGGCGTCGCTGCTCGGCCTTGGCGGTAAAAACAATCAGCGTCCTATCGAATATTCCGGCCTGAATGTCGGCTCTTCGAAGATGGACATGCCGATCGTCATCTTCTGGGGCATGCGCCGTCTCACCACCAATGCGATCTGGTACAATGATTTCCAGAAACACAAAATGTCCAAGGGCGGCAAGGGCGGCGGCAAGGGCGGCGAGCAATACGATTACACCGTCGCCGTCATCACGGCATTGTGCGAAGGCCCGATCGATCTGATCCAAAATATTTGGGGTCAGATTTCAACCACTTCCACCACGACGCTGGTGGCGCTCAATCAAACCCTGTTCCTCGGCACGTCGAGCCAATTGCCGTGGAGCTTTGTCACCGGCAAATATCCCGCGCAGGCGCGGTCATATCCTTACACCACCTATCTAGCCTGTCCGAAAATGGACTTGGGCAGCACGGCGACGATTCCTGACAATCAGTACGAATGCCAGCGGGTGCTTTCGTTCTCCTACACCGTGACGTCGCCGGGCTATATCCACCCCGACACCCATGTGCAGGATGACGGCATCGACGTTCTGATCTCCGACGCGATCACCGATCTTCTGACCAATCCGCAATATGGGGACTTTTTCAGCAGCGCCGACATTGGGCCGATCACCCAATATGCGGCGTACACGCGCGCGCAAGGCTTGTTCTATTCGCCCGTGGTGGATTCGCAGGACAAGCTCACCTCGGTTCTCAACCGCTGGGCGCAGATCAGCAACGCATGGATTTATTGGAGCGGCACGCAGCTTCAATTCTATCCCCTCGCCGACACTGCGATCACTGGCAATGGCGTCACCTTCACGCCAGACAATGATATTGCCTACGCGCTCACACCCGCCGACGTCATCGGCGATGTGCCGTTCAAGGTGCAGCGCAAGCGCGGCGAGGATTGCTTCAACCGCACGCGGCTGGATATCACCGATCGCACGCTCGGCTATGTCTCCAACCCGCTAGAGTACAAGGATCAAACCCTCGTCGATCAATTCGGTCTGCGGGACAATTCCGGCATTGATGGCCGCGATATCTGCAACCCGGTTGTGGGCAAGATCGTCGTTCAACTGATCGGCAAGCGCGCCGCCTATATCCGCAACACCTATTCCTTCAAGACCAATTACCGATTCATCCGCTGTCTGCCCGGCACCGTGCTCTCGATCACCGATCCCAATATCGGGCTCGATCAGGTGCGCGTGCGCGTGCGCAGCATCAAAGAGGCGAAGGACAACACGCTCGATTTTGTCGCCGAAGAATTTCCCGGCACGGTCGCGACCTATGGTCATTTCGATCCAACTGTCGGAAGTCAGGCGACTTTTCCGAATGCCTATTCAGATCCCGGATCGATTAACACTCCGGCCATTGTCGAGCCGGATTCCGCGTTCACAGGCGGCGTCGCGCGCCTTCTCATCGCCGCTTCTGGCGGTGCCGAATGGGGTGGTTGCCAAGTCTGGATCAGCTTCGATGACGTTTCCTATATTCTAATCGGCTCGATCGATGCGGCGGCTGGGCAAGGCGTTCTGACCGCGCCGCTGCCGTCCCACACCGGTCTCGATACCGTCAACACCTTGTCGGTCGATTGCACCGAAAGCCTGACGGAGCTGCCAGCGGTTTCGAATGCCGACGCCGACGCGCTGCGCACGCTCGCAATGGTGGCGGCGCAACCCACGCTTGTCAGCGGCGTCTATGTGATGCCGAATGACGGCGAGCTCTTGGCTTGGGGCGACACTGCCACCGTCACCACCTATGACGCCGATCTGACCTATCTGCCGCGCGGTCAATATGGCACCTCGCCCGCCTCGCATTCGGCTGGCGATCAATTCACGCCGATCGACGTCTTGGGGCAAACCGGCACCACGCTCGCTTACGATCTGCCCAAGGATTACATCGGCCAGCCGATCTATCTGAAAATGCTTTCGTTCAACAACTTCGGCAACTCGCTCGAAGATATCTCCATGGTGAACGTGTATAAATACACGCCCACCGGCAGAGGCTATGGCGGCGGCACCGGTGGCGTTCCCATTGCCCCCACTGGCACGGGCGGTGCGGGCGGCATCAATCAGGCGCATCTCTATTGGGATGCCAACCCCGCCAGCGACAACGTAACCGGCTATGAAATCTGGTACGCGCTCGGCACCAGCGTCGGTTTCGGAAGCTGCTCGAAACTGATGACCGTGGCATCTCTGGGCTACACCGCCGCAAGCTTGCTCGCCAATCAGGCGTACACCTTCTACATCGTCGCGGTGAATCAGGTCGGCTCGTCTCTGCCGTCGAGCGTCATCAACGTCACCACATCGACCATCGACGTGCTCGCGCCGATCTATGTGCCATCCACCTTCGTGCCGAGCACGATGACGGCGAACGTGGTCTTGCTTCTGCACAAGTTCGGCGAGCCGTCGCGCGCGCGCGCGAATCTCGCCGGTTGGCAATTTGGCGCAACGGCAAATGCCACCGGCTCTACCGTCATCACCGTCCAGCGTGCCTTGGCGGCGACGCCAAACACATGGGTGACGATCGGCACGATCACGATCGGGGCTGGCACCATCACGCCGACTTTCGCTTCGGTCGGCGGTCTCGCCTACGATTTCGCAATCAGTGACGAGCTTCGGATCATCGGCCCGGCCTCGCCGGATGCAACGCTCGCCGATCCACACATCACCGCCCTGATGGACAGGACGGGTTAAAAAAGGAGTTTCAGTATGGGACGTGTCTACGAAGTGCCCTTCGCGGCTGTTTCTGTCAGCGCGGTGCAGGATTTGCTCAGCGTGCAATCGACCTCTGGCATGGCGTTTCGGCTGCTGGAAATTGTGCTCGGACAGATCACCATCACCACCGTCGAAGCGCTGAATCTCAGCATCAAGCGCTTCAGCGGCGCGTA